GTTTATATTATTAGTTCTCCAGCTTTGTTATACCAATCAGGATTGACATAACTCCATTGGTGTCGGCAATTATAACCCCCTCGAACTATTAAAGGATTACCAGACTTCTTACCTTTCCAACTTGTGCTTGACCAAAGTTTTCTAACTTCGTCAATAGTAAAAAGTCCACCTTGTCTTTTGTTATATACTCCACTTACTACATTTCTACATAGCTGTCTAGTAGTTGGAATTACATCTCCATAGTATTTAACATAAGTTAAACCAGCATCATTTGACTTATTAAAGTTTAATGTTGCATCAAAATCTCTTAATGAATCGTTTAATATCTGACCAGCATATCGTTTCATGTTCTCGCCAACTCTTGTACTTGCGTATTTACTTTGAAGTATCTTAACTGCTGCATCTACTCTTGATGCTAATGCTGGGTTATCTTTATTGTTCTTAACATAATCAACTAATCTATTTACTGCTGGGTCGCTTGAAGTAGCATAGATTCCATTAATTGATTCTCTTAATTCTTTCTCTAATACAGTAAATTCAGTTCCAACTAATGTATTCTGATAAACCTTATCTGATAGTATTCTTGTGAAGTTATTAGATACATCTTTAAACTGTGTGTAATATTGTTTTTTAAGATTCTGAACTAATGCTAAATCTCCTTTTGTAAGTTCCTGAAATTCAGGTGGTATAAGTCCAATAGTTTTAAACTGTCTTTCAACTCGTTTAGCTTGTTCTCCAAATCCTTTTCTAACTACTCTATCTGCAAATGGTAAATACTCCTTATCAAGTATTGCTTTGATTTTAGGTCTAATTGCTACTGCACTTTTTAGTTCAATTAACTTACCAGCAGTTCTAGGAAGTTGTTGATCTGCTAAAGATATAATCTGTGCTTCTATTCTATCTAATGTTTGAGTGAGTTGTTTGTAGTATTCGATCTCGGCTTTCTCTATGCCTTTAATTCGGTAATTCGTTAAATCTTTTAATATATCTGACATTCATTAAATTTGTTCTTCAGCTACTGTTTCTTGTTGAACTTCTTCTTGTGTAAATTCTCCAACCTCTGATTTAATATCTATCTCATCAAAGATTTCATTTAGTTTTTCATCATCATCAATAACTGTTCTAGCTATTTCTTTATCTACTTCTTTATTAAAAGTAGGAGAACCAATATTTAATGCTTTAGCTTGTTGGAAGTACATAAGATCACTTGCATAATCTCTAATGTTAAATGAATCAGGATAGTTAATCTCTCCATCAAATGTTGTATTTTGAAATAGTGCATATAGATTAAATAATTGTTCTTCTGCTAATTGTAGGTTATCTGCTTTTTCAGATAGTCTAGCATTAAGTAATTCAAATTCAGTTTGTAAAGCTACACCAGAACTAATACCTGACTTGGTACTTCTTACTGCACCAGTATGTGCAATTCTATTAATAGCATCTACTTTGTGTTTAATTGAATCCATAATAGATTGTAAGTTCTGTCCTGATGGTTGTAGTAAATAAGGTTTTAAGTTTGGTTCTAATTCATCAGGCATTTCTATAACTGCACCAGCACCAGCACTAGCATTTACACTAGGAGTCTTAACTAAACTAGGGTGGTTTGTTAATCTGATTAATTGTTCCATTTCAGAGTATTCATTGTAAATAGATTTTTGAAGATCAGCTATATCTGTTAAATCTGATTGACCAATTCCTCTCTTATGAGATTTAGCATTATATAAAATTACTGCTGGTATCTTACCAATCGTATTCGGTGCAGAATCGATTAGTCTAGGTTCTGAATTTTTAGGAAGATAAACTGTATCAATTCTATCAGGAAACCATAAACGGAAATACTGTCCACCTTCTCTATCTACTTCTTCTCTTACTTTTAAATAGTCAAGTTCGTACTTACCATTAGCTTGTCTTGTGTAGTTCCAATCAAATACATTTTCAGGTGTAAGGATTGATACATAAGGTCTTATGTCTTGGTCTAATTCGTCTGCTTTTGTGCTTGTTGTAATATTTGGTTTATCTAAAATCATAAAACAATGACCATAGATTGAAGCATAGTTTTGTGCTTGTCTTATTACTGAATTTAAGTTGTTACCATCTAAATCTGCATCTTTTAAGAATGAATCTAAACTAGGTTCATCTTGCATATCTGCAAAATCTCTACTCGGTCTAACTCTAAATAAAAATGATGAATATATTTGAATAATGTTTTTACAATGATTATCGCAAGGAGTATTAGCAAGTCTTTGATTAAATTCTGAATCTAATTCTAAATTATATCTATTAAGATAATTGCCTAAAGTATAATCAAATCCACCATTGTATGATCTAATAAAATACTCCCAATTTCCAACTGTTTCTGAATAATCTTTATGAAGTTCTATTATTGAATCTTTTGTGTATGCCATATTTATTTCATTGCCCATCTTGTAGGAGAACTAAATACTGTCTGTGTAGTCAATGGTTTTAAATAATCAATCATATAACCTAGTGCGTCATTCATATGGTCGAATCCATCTTCCTTATCAGGAATATTTGTATTCTCTTTGTATATCTGTCTTTGTAAACCTTTTATCAGGGTTTTGCAAGATTGTGAAACAAAAATATGTCTGACTCCAGTAGAATCTTTTAATCTACTATTCACAGCATTGACTCTATCTCGAATTGCTGGGTGTTTATTTTTAACTTTAACTTTGAAACCAGCATTTTGTAAAATAGATAAGTCAGTTCTCCCACCAGCACTTGTCTTTCTTTGTTTGGAAGCTGGGTCAGGATATATAAAGATTGGTATTTTAGTACCATACCTATCTCTTAATTCTTGCACCATCTCGTCTGTATTACTTCCATAAATAATTACTTCATCAATAAATATTACTTTATCTTTATCTAATTGTGCAACACAAGCTGACATAGGGTCTACGTTAAAGTCCATTCCTATATGTAAAGGCTTCTCCCAATCAATCTGTTGTTTAACTACATTATCAACTGGGTGGAAGTTATAATAAACAGAACCAGCATAGTTCTCAAATGTACCTTCAAACTCTTGTCTAAAAGTTCTAATATCAATATCTTGTTTAGCTTGTTCTATTTCTTCTGCTGAAACCATACCACCTTCAACAGTAGTATATTGGTAGCTATCCCATTCTGCATCTTGCTTTCCTTTAAGATATAATTCATATGACCAATTACCATAGCCTTTAGGAGTTCCACAGAATAAAACTTTTCCGAGAGTGTCAGATACACTTGCTCTCAATACTTCATACCATGCTCGTTTATCTATATCTGCAAACTCGTCTAATATAAGAAAGTTTAATCCACTACCTCTTAATCCATCATAGTTATCAGCACCCTTTAATGAGATTGTACTATTAGATTTTCTTATCGTAATAGTCATAGTAGTTTCGTTAATATCTTCTATCCAGTTAAACTGATTAAGCATCTCTTTTAGATTAGCCCAAACGATCTCTTTAGCCATTTTAAATGTAGGTGCTATATACCAGATTTTCTGATTGGGTTTTGTTGCGTACTTCATCATCTCGGTAATACATAGATAAGTCTTACCAAATCTACGACCACTAATTAAGACTCTGAATCTACTATCGGAACTACTAACCTTCAATTGAGGTTTAGTGAGGGATATTTTCATTTAGTTTATTGAAGTGGATTTTTTGTGCTTACCTTTATTTCTTCAATTTGAACTTTTAATAATTTTATTTCAGCTTCATTAACTAAAATTTTAGTATGACCATGTGTACTATCTACACTTTCTAATGCTTTAACTTTTTCTTCTAGTACAGCAACCATAGATAGATCAACTGTTTTAGATGCGTTTTCTAGTACATCTATTTTAGTCATAATTTCGCCATACTTAACAAACCCAGCACCTATACTTCCTATAAGTCCAATAATAACAACTATGTTTGTAAGGTTTTTTTTAATATCTTTAACCATTTTTTAACTCCTGTATCTGTAAAAGTAACATATTCTTTTGATACTTTATTTCATTTAATTTTTTAATCTTGATTCCCATTATATCATTATCAATATATTGGACTAAATCAACATTCTTATAGATAGACCTATTATCAAATATTGCGATCTGATTCAAATAAATATCTTTAGGTATATAGAAAGTGGTATTGTTATAAGCAACAAGTGATATATCGCTTTCTATCATTCTATCCATTTTAATAAGGTTTTTAAGTTCTAAATTCTTTACTGGGTTCTTAATTTTGTCATCTACTTTAGCCATAATGACTTTTAATTTAGGTTTAGTAAGTTTTTCTTTTTCAAGTTGATTTTTTTCTTTTATAGCAGCTGGTTTTTCTTTACTGCTACCACTTTTTCCATTTTCTGGTTTTGATGGTACTCCAGCTGTTTTTATAGTTTCTTTAGGTTCTTCTTTAGCAGCTTCTTTCATAACCTCTGCTATTACTTCTTTCTTCATAGTTTCAACTGTTTTAGTTTTAGTCATAGTCTGAACTACCTCTTGAACTTTAGCTACTTCTTTAACAGTTGCTGCTTTAGCAGTATAGACAGTAACTTCCATTGTTTCTTCATTTAATTCTACACTAACTACTGACCCACCAGTTTCTAAATTAAGTTTTTCACTAATACTTTCTTCAAGTCCTGATACTACATTCCATATTTCAGATTCATTAAGATTAGTAGTACCTAAAGATTTATTAATACTTTTAATTTCTGCTGTGCTTAATGGTTCATAATTTTCTGTTGGAAAATCTAATTCTAATTCAGCACCTAATAAGTTTGTACCTCTTAATGCTACACTTGTACTTTCTGAACCATCTACTCCTGTCCATGACCACTCATATTTATTAGCATGGACTCCGTTGTAATGTAAGCTGTCGTCAAATGATCGTGCATTAAGATTGTAACCAGCATCTGTTGTTCTTATTTGAGTAGATGAAGCTAATACATTTTCGTCTGCATCTAATACTTTCATTGTAACAGTATAACTATCAACTGCACCATCAGAAGAACCACATTTAAAAGCTGATTGATTCCACTCACAGTTTTGTACTGATATAGAACTGCTTAAATTTATTCCACCATTAAGTTTTAATTGAGTTGATGTATGAGTAACACCATCTGGTGTACTATCGCCTTCTATTCCTACTAATGAACCAGTAGCTGTAACTGTCATATCGTGAGATGCTTCTAATTCGTTACTAAAAGCGTAACCACAAGCATTGCTCACTTGCGTTTCACAAGTTATTGTAAATCCGTTATGTGTAGAATTATTAGTTAATGCACCTGTAGATCCAGATTGTACACCATCTAAAGTAGAATTACTTTTGTTTGATTTAGTTGTACCAGCATTAGGTAATATGTTTGTAGTAAAAGCTGTGTCATTCTCATCTGCTAATCCTAATGAGTTACCAAACCAATTTAACATTAGCCATAAAAGACTGCCCCAAATTATCCAACACCACCATTTCATTTCATTTTATCCATATGATAATAAATTCTTCCTATAACTTTTTCAAACCCCATAAGCTCTTGTTGAATCATGTGTACTAAAACTTGAATTTCCACGAGTGTGATTACTACCCAACTTGCTAAACCCATAAGTAATGTACCTAACAAAGCAATTAATGCTGTGTTATGTTTTCTACTCATTTTTTCTTACACTTACAACGTGGTGCAAACAAAAAATTATCTATAGCTTTACAGATTTTTATTATGTATTTCATTTTTTATATCCTAATCCTTCTTTTCTATTACCCCATAACTTTTGCCAACTCCATACTTGAAGTTTACTAGAGTAATGATTTATAAATAATACTATTGTTTTCATTTGTCTGATTCTAATTCAATTATTTTAAGTTCTTCTATATAAATTTTTTTATCTATTTTTTTTCTTTTCTTCATTCGTTTTACATATGTTTTATAATTAGGTCTTTCATGATCATATTTATTCCATAATTTCATAGCATCTTTACCAATGTGTCCATCAATAGGGCAAGGAGTTCCAGCTTGAATCATAGATTCAAAAACTCTTTCGTCTTGGCAAAGTATAGCAACTGCTGCTACTTTCATTCCAAAATCATTTAGTATTCTGGCTAATTTAAGCCTTTCACAATTTTTATCAATAAAATGTTTACCACCACTAATACCTAATCCAAATGTTTGAACACCTAATGATGCACCTGTACTACAAACATCTTGAGTCATACTATTATATGACGGAGCCGAAGCTGTAGGAGGAGCTGATCTTATATTAGATGTAGAACTATTTGTTGAAGTTGTTGTGCTGGTAGAACCAGACT